ACCACGCCGAACAAGCAGGCCGAGAAGTGCTCTGGGCGCTCCGCACCAAGGGGCTCGTCCGCCGTGACCGACACCACGTCTACACCCGCATCGACATCGCCGTCCCGTCCGCCCAGGGCGACCTCCCGGAAGGCTTCTAGCGATGAGCGACGAGCAGTGGATCGTGATCCCGAACTGGGACAAATTCCAGCACTACAAAGACCGCAACCCCACCTGGATCAAGCTCTACACGGAACTCGACAGCGACCCCAACTGGGACAAGCTGACCCTTCCGCAACGCGGGCTACTCGTCACGATCTGGATTATGTACGCGCGAAGTAGAGGCAAAGTAAACCTCAAAGCGTGCGCAAAGCGTGTCGGAAGGAGTTACAAAGCGCACTCAGTCAAATCGCTTAGTGATGCGGGTTTCATCGTCCTCAGCGCTAGCACAGACAAAGACAGTACTTCGTACTGTTTAGATAAAGAGGCAGACAGTCGTGCTAGCGCACTGCCAATCAAACAATCGCAAACCGGGGGAAACCACATCCCCTCCGACAGCCTCGCCGAGCGCCTTCTCACCGAGATCCGCGACGCGAACAACCGAACCCGTCGCGTCCTCCACGAGTTCGAGCAGCGACTCCCCGACGCCGCCTTCGCGACAGCGCTCGAGTCGCTCCAACAGCGCCGCCGGCGCACCGACCGCGGCCCGCTGACCAGCGAAGCACGCTACGTCGTGGCCACCCTGACGCAGATGGAACGCGAAGGGCAATACGCCCGATGACCTACGCCGAATACCTGCAAACGACCTGGTGGCGGTGCAGGCGCTACCAGGCGCTCAACCAGGTTGGCTTCCGGTGTCAACGCTGCGGACGGCGCGGCTTCCGAAACCCATATGGCCACTACGGGCTCGACGTTCACCATCGCCGCTACGACCACCTTTGGCATGAGCTGCCAGATGACCTGGTGGTCCTCTGCCGCTCCTGCCACGACGACGCCCACGAAATCAGCAACGGGCTGGACCTGCGCCTGCTGCGCAAAACAATCCAGGCCGGGCGACGCGCATGAGCATCGGCCTCGTCGACCGGGACATGCGTCTACGCCAACGCATCGACGAACTCAGCGACCAACGCGACCAAGCCTTGGCGCAGCTCGAGCAATGCCGGGCCAAACGCATGAAGCTGCACAACCGGGTACGCACACTCGAACAGTCGCGCGAACTATGGCGGCAACGCGCCATGCAACAACCAGCACGCAAGCGTATCGTTCCAAGCGAAAGGACACCATGAGTTTCAGCCAACGCGAAGGAGACACCATGAGCGAAACAGGCACCGAGACCGAAACCAACGAACCCACAGTCCCGGCACCCGACGAAGACGAAACCGGCCAAGCCGAACCCGACGACGAATAAGCCAATCAGCCTTTCCATCGTGATCCCCACCAACGGCAGACCCAGCATCACCGCCACCCTCGCCGCCCTCACCCCGCAACTCGAACCAGGCGACGAAATCCTGATCCAATGCAACAACGACCGCGACTGGGGACACCAGGCACGAAACCAGGCGATGCCCCGCTGCGCCGGCAGCCACCTCGCCTTCATCGACGACGACGACCAGTACCTCCCCGACGCCCTCGACCAGATCCGCGACTGGCTCCACGTGGATCCCGACCGCGTCCACCTCCACGCCATGCGCTACCAAGACGACGGCCGCGAGCTCCAGCCCGAATGGCCGCTCCGGATCGGCTACATCTCGACCCAGATGATCGTCGTCCCCAACAAACCCGGCCTGCTCGGCCAATGGGGCAACCGCTACGAAGGCGACTACGACTTCGCCCACACAACCATGCAACTCCGCGGCGACGAGCCCATCCTGCACAACCACGTCATCGCGCTCAAAGGGTGACCATCATTGAAACCCCCGTGCCGCTGCTGCAACACCACGACGAGTTCACACAACTGCTCGACCTGTACCGCCAGATCAAACCCGAACGTGTGCTCGAGGTCGGCACCTACCACGGCGGCAGCCTCTACCACTGGCTCCAAAACGCCGCACCCAAAGCGACCATCGTCACCATCGACAGCTACACCACCGGTGTCGACAACAGCGACCAATACACCAACTGGGCAACCAGCAACGCTGACGTCGTCGTCATTCGCGGCGACAGCAACGACCCCCACACCGCCGCTATGGCAGCCGAGCAGGGGCCCTACCAGTGGATCTACATCGACGCCGACCACCACGAACACGCCGTCCGCCAGGACTGGCAGCTCTACAGCCCGCTCGCCGCACCCGGTGGCTACGTGATCCTGCACGACATCAGCGAATCCAGCGACCCGACCATCCAGGTCGCACCACTATGGGCCGAGCTCGCCAACGAGTGGGAGACCGTCGAGTTCCGGAGCGACGGCGGCTGGGGCATCGGCATCGTCCTCATGCCATGACGTTTTTATGTCAGGAAAGTGACACGACCCCCGTCCCTCGTCCAATTTCTCCCTCTACAGCCCCATGCTGACCGCTCACCGCCGATACAAGCTGAACTCGTCGCTTCGGGGCTACGGCGTCGCGCATCGCCGCTTACGCGCCCACTGGGCACCAGTGGTCGCGGCGGGGCACGCTTCGTGCGCGCGCTGCGGGCTGCCGATCGTGCCGGGCACCCCCTGGGATCTGGGGCACACCGACGACCGGCGCGGCTACCAGGGGCCCGAGCATGCGGCCTGCAACCGGGGCGCCACGCACCGGCGCAGGACGTCGAGGGCGTGGTGACAGGCCGCCTGACGGTCGAGGCTGCTTTGCGGCGGGAGCTGCGGGGCAGGCCGACGCCGTGGCCGGCGCTGGCCTGCTCGGCGCTCGAGCTCGCCCGCCGCCTCGACGACCCCGCCACACCACCGGCGGCGGCGGCGGCGCTGGCGAAGTCGCTGCACGACGCGCTTGACCGGTTGCAGGTGCTGGCACCGGCCCGGCCCGGGCCTGACCGGCTCGACGACCTCCGCGGCCGCCGCGAACGGAGGAACGTCGGTTGAGCGTCGTCGACTTCACCCGCCCGTTGCACATGACCGTCCCCGACTGCGACGGGTCCCGTGGCAACGAGGCGGTCGAGCTGGCGGCCCTGGCCGGGCTGCGGCTCGACCCGTGGCAGGAGCTCGTTCTGCGCGAGTCGCTCGGGGTGAACACGGAGGGGGGGTGGGCGGCGTTTGAGGTCGCTATGGTCGTGCCGCGCCAGAACGGGAAAGGATCCGTGCTCGAGGCCCGCGAGCTCGCCGGCCTGTTCCTGCTCGACGAGCAGTTCATCGTCCATTCGGCGCATCTGTTCGACACGTCGCTGGAGGCGTTCCGCCGGCTGCTGACCCGGATCGAGGAAACCCCCGAGTTCGACCAGCGGGTACGACGGGTGCGCCGCTCCCACGGTGAGGAAGGGATCGAGCTGAAAGGCGGCCAAAGGATCCGTTTCCGCTCACGCACCCGTGGTGGCGGCCGCGGCTTCTCCTGCGACTGCCTGATCCTGGACGAGTCGATGTTCCTGCCCGAGTTCGCGCATGGGGCGCTGGTGCCGACGCTGTCGGCGATGCCGAACCCCCAGGTCTGGTACGCCGGCTCGGCCGTCGACGAGCTCGTCCACGCGGACGGGTTGGTCTCGTCCCGGTTGCGGGAACGGGGCCTGAAAGGCGACCCGTCGCTCGCCTACTTCGAGTGGGCGCTCGACGCCACCGACCCGGAGCTCGTCACACCTGAGCAGGCGGTCGACCCCGAGTCGTGGCGGGCCGCGAACCCGGCCCTCGAGATCCGGATCTCGGGGGAGCATGTCCAGCATGAGCAGCGCGCCCTCGACCGGCGCACGTTCGCGGTCGAGCGGCTCGGCGTCGGTGCCTGGCCCGACCTGTCAGGGGTGCAGCCGACGGTGATCTCGATCGCGGACTGGCTCGAGCTCGAGGACCAGTCGTCCAGGCTGCAGGACCCGGTCTGCGTCGCGTTCGACGTGTCCCCGGACAGGCGCGCGTCGATCGCCGCCGCGGGGCGCAACCAGGACGGGCTCTGGCACGTCGAGATCGTCGAGAACCGGGAAGGCACCGCCTGGGTCACGGCCAGGCTGGCCCAGTTGGAGAAGCAGCACCAGCCTGTCGCGACGATCTGCGACGGGTACGGGCCGGCGGCGTCCCTGATCGACCAGTTGGAACGCCGCGACGTGCAAGTCACGACTGTCAGCGCTGGTGAGCACGCGCAGGGCTGCGGTAAGCTGATCGACGTGGTGTCGGAGCGCGCGCTGCGCCATCTGGGCACACGCGAGTTGGCGGACGCGATCCGTGGTGCGGCGACCCGCAAGCTTGGTGACTCGTGGGCGTGGTCGCGCAGGAACTCAAGTGTCGACATCTCGCCGCTGGTCGCGTCCACGTTGGCGCTCTGGGGCGCCGCGACGCTCGAGCTGGACCTGACCCAGCCGGTGATCTGGTGAGACTGCCGTTCCTGAAACGCACGACCCCGGACGAGATCGTGGAGATCCAGTCGGACTGGTTCGCGATGACGATGCAGGACTGGCCCGGCTGGTACGGCATGGCCCCCCAGACCGCCGAACGGGTCTGGGTCGCGAACCGCTGCATGCAGCTGAACTCGCAGCAGGTCGCGTCGATGCCGTTGCAGTTCTCGTCGACGGCGCCGCAGGGCGGTTTCGAGCCGGCCTGGGTCACGAGCCCCGATCCGGCCTGGTACCCGAACGGGATCGGCGACGCCGTCTTCGCCGCGATCTGGTCGATGTACGCCTACGGGGACGCGTTCCTGTACGTGACCGCCCGTTACGCGAACATGTACCCGTCCGCCTGGACGGTGCTCGACCCGCGCTACGTCGTCGTCGACAGCGAGAACGGCCGCCGTGTCTATCGCTCCCACGAGGAGCCTTTGGACCCGGACAGCATGGTCCAGGTGACCCGTGACCCCCGCGGCGGTTTGCGCGGCACCAGCGCCCTGCAAGCGTACGCACCGTCCGTGCGTGGCCTGATGGCCGGTGTCGCGTCGAGCGCGCAGATGGCGGAAAACCCGATCCCCACCACGGTCTTGAAGAGCGAGCAGAAACTGACGAAGGAGCAGGCGACGGACCTGCAGGACCAGTGGGTCGAGCGGGCCGGGATGCGCCGCGGCGCCCCCGCGATCCTGCCGCCGAAACTCGACTTCTCGGTGCTGGCGTTCTCACCGAAGGACCTGCTGCTGCTGGAGGCGCAGCAGTGGGACGCGAAGGTGATCGCGACCGCCTACGGGGTGCCGATCAACATGCTGAACATGAACCCCGAAGGCCGCGCCAGCCTGACGTACACGAACGTGGCGATGCTCGGCGAATACTGGTGGCGGTTCGAGCTGCGGCCGACCGCGCTCAGGTTGTCACGGGCGCTGTCGGAGCAGATGCTCCCCCGTGGCAGCCAGGTCGACTTCGACGCCACCGACACGTTCTCGCCGCTCGCGCAACCGCTCGAGCAAGACTCCCTGGCCACCCCGCCCGCCGACGGTGCCGACGCTGGCGGTGACGTGGTTCCGCTCAGACCGACGACGATGGAAGGATTCTGATGGACGAGCCAACCCTGATCCGCACCTTCGAGGCCGACCTGGCCGGCGACGGCGACGGCCGCACCATCATCGGCCGCTGCATCCCGTTCGACACGCCCGCCACCGTCAGCGACCCACCCGGCTACGAGCCCTACCAGGAAGTGTTCCGGGCCGGTGCGTTTAAGGCCGCCACCCGCGCCCCGAACCGGGTGTTCCTCGACTTCGAGCACGAGCTCGGGATCGGTGGTGTGCTGGGGCACGGTGTGGAGCTCGAGGAGCGCCCAGACGGCCTCTACGGCCGTTTCAGGGTCCTGGACCACTCAGACGGCGACAAGGCCCTCACGATGGTCCGTGAGCGCGTCCTGACGGGCCTGTCGGTGATGTTCACGCCGCTCAGGTCGCTCAGGTCACCCGGCGGGCCGGTCGAACGGGTCCGGGTCGCGCTCGACCGGGTCTCGCTCTGCCGGGTCGGCGCCTACGAGGACGCCCAGGTGCTCGCCGTCAGGCAACGCAAGGAGCCCGCCCCGCTGCTGTTCGACCCGGCCCTGATCGCCCGGCTCGAGCATTTCAACGTGACAATCCCCGACACGTTGAGGGTGACGTGAACGGCACCGGCATCAACTTCCCAGCAGTCGCCCAAGTCGTCACCGCCGCGGTGCTGCTCGTCGCGCTGATCCACTTCTGGTAAGGCGATCATTGACCCCCAAGGCCTTGGGGGTCGCCGACCGCCCGCGCGAACCGCCGATCCTACCACTGTGGTAGCTTTCCGCCTGTAGCAACGGCGCACCTCGCCGTCCCAAGTGGACACCTCG